AGACAACCTGGAACTCCGTCGAGTTGCTTGTGAAATCCTTGGTTGGGTTCATATTCTAAAGGAATTGAAGTCCAAGGTTATTGACCAGGATGAGGATCCGCAGATTGGTACTCTTCTGCAGGTGAATATTCCTGATATTGGTAAAGAACAGTTCCTGCGTGTTGTTTGTGGTACTGGTCGTGAGTTTGCTATTCCTGTGCCGCCTACTGTCAAGACCGCGTTGGAAGCAAATGCCTGGACTTATGGTGTTGACCCCGAGGTGCTTCGAGACTTGGAATTCCGTACTTAATTTTTAAAACATATTTGGTTTAACTCGGAGGGTGGTATTAAGTTATCACCCTCTTTTTTTGTGCATTTTTTTGTTGACAGTGATATATGATTGTGTTATAATCAGTAATGACATAATATGGATAATATAAAAGGAATATGAAAATGTATAGTCAAACCATAACTCAAATAATGGATGATGTTGAGGATACTATTAGGATAAAGGTTAGGAAATATGTAGTATATCATAACTTTATGGAAGTTTTTGAACTTAAACATATTGGTCAGATACTTGATTGTGAATTTCATATTAGAGAACAATTTGTGGAAGATGCAGAAAATGAAAGTTAAAGATATTATCTTTCCACCATCGATATGGAATATTGGAATTCCTGCTCATAATCTAATTAAATGCGATGTCTATGATCATAACCAAGTATTATATGATATTATGTTGTATGTTCCACATATTCATGAACAACTTAGAGACGATTTAGATGATTAGTTTATGCGCTTACCGTGTTTATTCGAGAAAAGAATGTGAATTTAAAACCAATAAAGAAGTAAAATATCTTATTTCAGAAAAAGTAAGAAATGGACTACTCGATGTAGAAGTATTTTCAAAAGTGAGAGTTGCGGCATGGGTGGAAGTTACTCATCAACTCAGAGACGATCTTGAAGATTAAAAAATGTTAACAAAAAAGTTTTGAAAACCGCAAAATTTTGGTTGACATTACCCCCAAAGTTTGTTATAATAACTTTATTAACAGGGCATATCGCCCATCATATGAAAGGTTTATATAATGGCTCATAATATCGAAATGGTTGACGGTAAGGCTCAGATGGCATATGCCGGTGATGTGCCTTGGCACGGTCTGGGTACTCGGGTACCCGGCGATCTTACCCCCGAACAGATGCTCGATGCAGCTGGTCTGAATTGGGAGGTCAATAAGGTCCCTGCCTTTGCTAAGGTTGCCGGCAAGAATGTTAATGTCGGTTGGTCTGCTCTGGTTCGCTCTAGCGATAGCAAGATCGTTGATGTGGTTTCGGATGACTGGAATCCGGTGCAGAACTCTGAGGCTTTCGAGTTCTTTAACGACTTCATTGCTGAGGGTGACATGGAAATGCACACCGCTGGTAGTCTCTGTGACGGCAAGATTGTCTGGGCTCTGGCTAAGGTGAAGGATTCATTCGAGTTATTTGGTGGTGATAAGGTTGACTCTTACCTGCACTTCACCAACTTCCATAAGTATGGCTGCAGCACCGATGTTCGGTTCACTCCGATCCGTGTGGTGTGTAACAACACTTTGACTTTGTCGCTCAATACCAAGGTCGAGCGTATGGTCAAGATCAGCCACCGTCGTGAGTTTAACGGTGACCAGACTAAGTTGATGCTCGGTGTTGCAGCCGAAAAGCTTGCCCAGTACAAGGAAATGGCTCAGTTCCTCGGTTCTAAGCGCTACAGTGATGAAAACGTGGTTGAGTACTTCAAGCGTGTGTTTCCTGCCTCGGAAAATGCCAAGCGCTCTGAAATCACCAAGAATGCTCGGACCGCTCTTGGTATTCTTGAGACTCAGCCTGGTGCCGAATATGCTGCTGGATCCTGGTGGCAGGCGTTTAATGCCACTACCTATATGACCGATCACCTCATCGGTCGCTCTACCGATACCCGGATGACTTCAGCCTGGTATGGTTCAAACAAGAACCTCAAGGTTCGTGCTCTTGAGACCGCTATCGAAATGGCGGAAGCGGCCTAAATCAACTGGGGAGGGGAAACCCCCCCTCTTTTGGAGGTTTATTATATGAAAGTTTCTCGTACTGATCTTGATGACATTTGGGAGAATAGACCTTATGGATTCATGAAGGAATATATCAAGCGTCACAAGAAGAACAAGAATAATAAGAAGTTCCTTGTTACAACAATTATGAAGAAGACAACCGTTGTGGATAAGATTGAACAGGAAGTTTGGGCTCTTACTAATATAAGTGCACAAAGTCTTGCTCATGATCAAAATATTACTGCCCTTCGGAATAAGCATAATGCTGATCGTTGGGATAATACTATTTCATATAGCACTGTATCAAAGGAGGTTTGATGAAGCTTATTTTCTGTGAAAAGTGTCATGATCTAGTGACACTCAGAAAAAACGCGGATAGGACTTGTGAATGTGGCGTGTCCGGTGGTAGGTATGTTGATGATTTGAATGCTGAAATTTGGGGACCTTGTATCAAGATCGGTTTTGCCAACCATTCATTCACCGCTGCTATCATTGCTCAGAGATTGAGTGGTGATTCAACTGAGAAGATGGCATATGGAATGGGATATGTTACCAAAGGTCGTGACTTCGAAGCGTTTATCATCCCCGAGAGCGCTAAGAGCATGAAGAGGGTTGATAAAAAAGTGATTGACAACTCTCATAGTTTATGATATTATAACTTATAAATCGAAAAGGATATGCCGATGGCCCGGTTGACTAAACCCAAACCTAAAAAGAATGAACGTGTAGGTAAAACTGCACAATACATTGCTGATTTAAAGTTCATGGGTGAAGAACCGGTAGTCAAGGGTATTGTTGAACTTGACGATATGACTATAACGAAGATCTTTGGTTGGTATAATTACATGTGTACCAGATCAGATGCTCGTCAGTATCTTCAAGATTTTTTTAAAATTCAAGGTGAGGATACTAATCTGGAAATGTTGGCAACAGTGCCAGACATTTGGATTAGTGTTACGGCTGCTTGGTATGCACGTATTCTGAATCGTGGTGGTATTCTTGAAATGCCTCATGTAAAAAAGTTTAGGTTTAGGTTGACGGAGATGTTTTCCAAGTCGACTTTGAATAAAGCATTAGAAGTTTCTGATGAACCAGTCTCCGAAGAAGTGACTGTTAAAGTTCGTAAACCAAGTGCCAAGATATCTGACTTTATCGGTGAGTTTGAGGAAGCCATAGATAAGTCAGGTTGGACATTATCCATGTATGAATGGCTGCAGAATAAACAGATTCCCTCGAACCAAGCAAAGATTGTTCAGGAATTTTACGCACCAATCGCCGAAGAGGCTAATCTGTCTCTCACCAGCACTAATGTCAAAGAAGGGTATAACCATTACACCAGTGCCGAGTTGAAGAAGAGAGCGGCATTTTACTCGAGTATTGTGGCTGACTGTCAGCGCCATGGTGCAAATAAGAAACAAATCGTCCGTAAGAAGAAAGTAATTTCATCCGATAAGAAACTCAAGGATCTAAAGTTCCAAACTGAAAGTAAGGACTTTAAGGTGGTATCCATCAATCCCGAAAAGATCTTAGGCTCTGGTGAATTACTTACATTTAATACTAAGTACAAGACACTCACACAGTTCATTGCTTCAACCGAGTCAGGTCTGGATGTCAAAGGAACTACTATCTTAAACTATGATGAAGAAAAAAGTAAAACTTATAAACTCGGCAGAAATGTAGAGGTAAATATTGAAATGGTCTTCCGCAGTGGTCGTAGGGCATTTCTTAAGAATTTGGAAAAGTTAAAAACAGCAACATTGCAACATCGCATTAACGAAAATACCATCCTTTTGAAAGCATAAGATTATGGCAAAACAAAACAAAACCAACAACTTTGACTATGTTATTATTGATGGTGAACGAGTACAAGTCCCAGGGTATCGCTATAATAAGAAAGGCGAGAAGGATGGTCTAGAACCTTCTTATGGTTATTATAAGAGAGTTAAGACACCCTGGGGTGCTATGGAAAAATGCTTCATTGTAACTGTTCCAAGTCTTGCTGGTGGTAAAGATTCTTATGCTAGTGTCTTTAAGCCAGTCAGTAATCCTGGAGTTCGTTGGTCGGTATTTCAGTTGCAGGAATCTTATAATTAATGGTTGACAGCCATTCAAAAGTATGATATAATAACTATATTGGTTCCGTGGTCTAAGGGATAAGGCATCGGCCTTCTAAGCCGTACGATAGGGGTTCGAATCCTCTCGGGACCGCCAATATTTGGACCTGTAGCTCAGTTGGTTAGTAGCGGACCGCTCATAACGGTTTGGTCGTAGGTTCGAGTCCTACCGGGTCCACCATTTCAAAGGTGATATATGTTCGAAAAGATTGACTATGATGAATTAGTCTCAAAATATGATTATCAAACCAGGCTAGATATTGCTGCATGGGTTATCAGCAAGATTGATGAACACGGAAGAGATCCTGGATCATTCCGATATTTGATTTATGATCGTCTTGGCTTTGATCTTGATGCATACGTACCGCTATATTCAGCAGGTGGTATGAATATCTCAAATGAGTTGGATTATTCATATCGTGAAAATCTTGCCGATGTTGTCAAAGAACAAAAGATTGATAACAAAGAACTCAAGTCTGCTCTTTTGATCTGTGACGAACCTGGCTGTTATAATTATGCAAGTTGCGGTTTCCCTACAGATGATGATGGTTATCGTAGAACCTGCCATGATCACAGTGATTTTAAAACAAATAAGTCGGAGACATAAAATTGCTTACCACAATTCTTTTTATTACTTTTCTTTTTAATGGAGAAGTTAGAAATATTCATTTGGCTTCAACCACTCCCAGTCAATGTATTGGTGATGCTGTATCAGCATTGACGGTTTTGGATAATGTAGGTGCTACAGTCATTAGTGCTTTTTGTGCTTTTGAAGGAGAATTTGAATGAAGATCTATTTTGGGCCCTACAAGAACTTTATTGGTCCATATCAGATTGCTGAAGGTATTCTTTTTTGGAAAGATAAGAATTCTGATATAGTGGAAAAACTTGGCGACTGGTTGGCAACGAATAAGGATGGTACTGATTCAGCTCTTTATCGTTTCTGTCGTTGGGTAGATACCTTTAAGGAACGCAAGCTGAATATCCACATTGATGATTACGATGTCTGGTCGATGGATCACACACTAGCAATGATTATTGTTCCTATGCTCAGAGAACTCAGTAAAAATAAGTATGGCGCGCCTTTCATTGATGATGAGGATGTTCCTTTGGAACTTCAGACCATTTCTGCTCCTGTTTTGTCTGAAGATCAAAAGAACTCAGGTGACACAGACGAAAATTGGTTTCCTCGTTGGGAATGGGTTCTCGGTGAAATGATCTGGGCATTTGAACAGCATATGTCAAATTGGGAAGAGCAGTATTACAGTGGTGAGTCTGATCTTATTTTTGAAGATGGTGTTATGAAGAAGGGCCCTAAGGATACTTTTACGGTTGATGAAAAGGGTGTTGCAGCACATCGTGAAAGAATGAAGAACGGTCGCCGTCTTTTTGCTAAGTATTACGAGGCACTTTGGGACTGATGGCAAAAGAAATTCCAAAGCGCAATAGACTTGGTGGTCTAGCATATCTGTTATTCAGTTTGCTTTTTGTAGGTGCAATTTATAATACAGCATATCCTTATCTTGCTGGTTATATGTACATGTTTTTTATATGGATATGGTGCTACTATGCATTTGTTCATTTTTTAGGAAAAGCATTAATTAAATTTTTTCCGGAGTTACTATCTAATGATTAAGAATGTTAATTTCTCAACCGATATTCGTCAATTATGTGAAGAGAAAGGAATGGAATTTATTGATGCTGTAATTCATTGGTGTGATGTAAATAGTCTCGAACCAGAATATGCAGCATCACTGATCAAGAAAGATCCTACAATTCTTTCTAATATCACGTGTGAAGCCGAAAATCTGAATATCCTCAAGAAGACTGCACGACTACCTATATGACATCATTTGAGGTGTATAAAGATTATCTTGCTTTAAAAAATCATTTTAATTTACTTGGGTATAACTACTTTAGATATAACAGCAAAATAACTGCAAATTTAGAATCTTTTAATAAGCGTAAAGATAAATTTCTTTTTGAAAAAGTTGCAAAGCATAGAGACGCACATAATCTTATGCTTGCTAATTTTATACAAAATCCTAAATGTTTTATCCGTGAAATAGCTTATGATGAATCAGCTGAACAAATATATCTTGACTGGTTGAAACGAAGTCAATCATTGACTTATATGATTGCTGGTGACCTTAAGAAACTAAATAAAACATTCAATGAAAATTTTATAGTAAGAGATAACCAACACCCAATACTAATTAAGCTTTTCTGTAGTGATTCCATATCACCAGAAACTTTATGTGTATTGGTGGATATTTCCAGATGTTTAAAGCACTGGGATAAAGAACTTAATGATGATGTTGTATGGAATGAGATTAAACTTCTTATCAAGAAATATATACCATTCATTAAGTATGATAGAGAGAAAATCAAAAAACTATTGGTTGACTTTTTCTCTGTCTAGTGATATTATAAATAGTTATGAGGGTTTACTCTCATATACAAATATACGATCATACAAATATACAAAACATACGGAGACTATACATGGACTTTTCACAACTTAAGCGCAATTCTGGTAAGAACTCACTTGAAAAGCTTACCGCAGAACTTGCCAAACTCAATACACAAGGTGAATCCAGCAAGGGCGATGACCGCTTCTGGTATCCTAATGTAGACAAGGCCGGTAATGGCTTTGCAGTCATTCGATTCCTCCCAGCTCCCAGTGATGAAGATGTTCCTTTCATTCGCATGTTCGAGCATGGTTTCAAGGGCCCTACCGGTCTTTGGTATATCGAAAACTCTCTTACAACTATTGGTAAGACCGACCCAGTTGGTGAATTGAATTCCAAGCTTTGGAATATTTCCGAGGATGATAATTCACCTACTCGTAAACAGGCACGCGCTCAAAAGCGTAAGTTGACTTTTATCAGCAATATCTATATCATTCAAGACCAGGCCAATCCTGAAAATAACGGTAAGGTTAAGCTGTTCAAGTTTGGCAAGAAGATTTATGATAAGCTCAACGAAGCTATGAATCCTCAGTTTGCGGATGAAGAGCCTATGAATCCTTTTGATCCATGGTCTGGTGCTAATTTCAAGCTTAAGATTCGTAATGTTGAGGGTTACCGCAACTACGATAAGTCTGAATTTGCCTCTGCTGCTCCTCTTTTTGAAAATGACAATCAAATTGAGGCTATTTGGAAGCAGGAACATTCACTACAGGCATTCCTTTCTCCATCTAACTTTAAGACCTATGATGAACTTAAGGCTAAGTTGAACAAGGTTCTTAATCTTGATGAAAGTACCCCTGCTGGTTCTCGCCAGGCTGCAGCCAATCGGAAGCAGAATGATGAGGATGAACTTCCTTGGAAGGAATCGGCGCCTCAACGTGAGGCGCCTGCGCGCTCTGCACCATCCACTAATACAGATGATGATGACGATGGTGAAGATTTAGAATTCTTTAAGCGACTTGCAAGTTAATACTGAAAAGGGAGACGAAAGTCTCCCTTTTTTTATGCAACCATACTAAATAATCTATTATATCTAATACTAGCATCAGATGGTTCTAATGGCCCTGGGTTATCAGGATCAATAGGGTTTGCAGAACGCTCAGTTCTTGGTGCCGGCGTTGCAGGTGTGTCTACAGCTGTCGCTGGCGGTGCTGTTGGTGCTGCAGGTACTGCTCTTTCAGCAATGGCATTTTGTGTGGAAACATCGGATAATGTTCTCCCTACACTTACAGATGGTGCTTGTGGTACAGGTCCTGCAGTTTGAGATGATTGTGGGCTTGATGATGAAGATGATGGTACAGGTCTTGCAGTTTGAGATGATTGTGGGCTTGATGATGAAGATGATGGTATAGGTCTTGCAGTTTGAGATGATTGTGGGTTTGACGTATTTCCCTGATTTACCCTTGAACGCGTTGATCCCCCACCTTGCCAATTAAGTGGATCTGAACTCCTTGGGCGACGAATTGTTGCCGGTGTTATACTATTAAAAGCCCTTTCGGTATCACTATTAATTCTCCCGGCTGGCGGTGCACCTCTACCCATCAATTGAGCCGCTGTGGTACCAGCCAATTCAATACGTGCTCTTTGAGCTTGTTGTATACCAGGTATGGTTGTTTCAGATGGTGCTGGTTCGGGATTATAATTACCGACAGAATTTACTGATATTAATGATGGACTTCTATTATCTTGCTCTCCGGCAAATACACCTCCTTGTGGTCCTGGAATCGGCGGTAGTTCTGATTCACCTCTTCTTTGTCTAATTAAACGTAGACGTTCAAAAGTACCTTCTGGGGGTGATGGGCGCTCGGAAATAGGAACATTATTTAATGTTGATAAACTTTGTATAAAACCGTTTTCTAATGCATTTCTTTGTGTCAAATCATGCGGAATGGAAATTCCTTCTACATTATTACTAGCGTTCTCTGATGCATCCAATTCATTAAGTGATCGTATATAATTTTCAATAGGTCTTGTGAGTTGTGCTGCTTCACTTAGTTTCTGTTGATTTAATGGATTTTCTTCACCAGCAAATGTTCGTCCAGCAGCACCTAAACGCATAGGCTCTGGTTCGGGATTATAATTATTAACATTTGGACTAATAAGTCCTCGTTGAGCCGGTGGTAAACTATTAAAAGCCCTTTCGGTATCACTATTAATTCTTCCTGCCGGTGGTGCACCTCTACCCATCAATTGAGCCGCGGTTGTGCCTGCAAGTCTTACACGTGATGCATTTGCCCTTGATGCATCAACTGACATAGGGGTTGGTTCAGGGCTATAATTATTAACATTCGGACTTATTAATCTAGGAGCAGTACTTGTATTTGCTGGTGTTGTCACAGTTTTTGGTGGTGTATTTTGGTCGGAACTTTGCTGTTGATCATTCCCAGAATTTCGTAAAGCTGAAACACCTGCCGCTCCGGCTATTCCTAAACCAACTCCACCTATCGCAAAACCCACCAGTCTTAATAAACTTTTTAAACCATCAAAAAGTCCACCACCGCCACCGATGTTTGTATTTGGATTATTATTACCCGGTGCTAATGGATTATTATTTCGATTACCTATTATACCATTAAGTATTTCTGTTAAAATAGAATTGGTAGTTCTTTGACTACTAACAATACTGGATAAAATTGCAGTTACACCGCTATCCGATGAACGTGTATTTGATTGTGATGTATCATTACTTTTATTTTTATCACCACCACGATACACACCACCTAATAATGCTCCCAATAATGGAAACATTTTATTAAATGCTTTACTGCCTTTACCTAAAATAAAATCCTTAAAAGATTTTTGTGTATTTTCTTGTTGTTCAAGGTCTCGTTGTTTTTTAGTTTTCTGTTTTGTTTTTTTGACTTTATTTTGTTTATCTATAACGATCGGTTTATCCGTGTCATCGATAGCAGATTTTTCATCTGCTTTTTTTAAAAATTCTTCTGTGGCTTTCTCACCAATTTTTTCTTTAATTGCTTTAACCATTGCGGGATTTGCAAGAACTTCATCTGTAGAAATAGCAGTTTTACTTTTTTTTGGTAATGGCGCTGGCTTTCCTTTACTTTCCGCCAAAGCTGATTCAATCTGAGCTTTTACTATATCACTCATTCCTTTATACTCGGGACTGTTAACTAAATCAGCTAGAGTTGTAGTTGTTGGTTTCTTTGCCATATTTTATACTCTTACTTTATATTCTTTTTTAAACCAAACGCGGATTCTAATCTATTACGTAAAGGTACCTCAGTAGCAGATACATTATTTGTTCTAATATTATTAGATGATGCTGATCCCATTTGATTTTGCTGTCCTGGTATTCTTAGTATACTGCTTAATATCTCTTGAAAAGTTTTTGCACGACGTTGATCTGCAGCAACCATATTTGTACCAGCTTGAGTTAATCTTGATCCAGTTTGTGGAACTGATTCTGATCGTGATGTTAAACTTTGTGGTGTTGAACTTCTTTGTACATTTTGCGGTAATGGTACATTTCCATGTTGTCTCTGAAATGTTCTCATCCAATTTGCTTGATACTGAGCACTTGTTAAACCACGATTAACAGCTAAAGCCTCTGCCGTCATTCGACCTTGTGCATTACCGGTATACCAAACCAAAGGCACAACAGATATATCGTTGTTATTTGCTGCTAATATCGAATTAACATAAGCAGCTGCTACAGCATCTTGAATTTCTGGAGGCGCATCAATAGCTCTACGATATTCAGTACCTATACCAAATTGTCTAGTGACTCCCCTCCATGTTCTATCAATAAATTGATATGCACCAGATGCAGATCCTACAGGATTTTGAGCGCGATAATTATTACCTGATTCTCTAGTTCTTAATGTATACAATATTTGTGAAGTTGTATCAACAGTTGATGAACTATTATTTTGACGCTGTTGTGGTGCTGGTATATTTTCTACTTGTTTAGCACTAACCGAACTATTATTAACTGGAGTTGCATCACCACCAGAACCACCATTTTCATCACCACCACCAGATCCATCACTTTCATCTTTATTTTGAGTTGCAGGTGTAGCATCAGATGGTTGCTGAACTCCGGATATGCCAATATTTGCCAAAATATTTAAATATGGCGCTTGTCTTTGATTTTCGGGAATATTTTGTCCGTTACGTAGTCTACGAGCAACATCTTCATTATATTCTTTATCTAAATTTTCGGCCATTTCGATAATACGATCATATTGAGAAGATATTTCTGCATTTTCTTCTTTGATTGTATTTTCTAAGTCTTGTATTTTTGTCTGATCTGTTTCATTATCAAATTGATCTAAAAGACCATTATATGCTTCTAGTCTTCTTATTAGATTATTTAATGTGGTAAAAAATGTCTGTCTATTTCTGACACTTATTGATACTGTTCTAGCTTTAAGTTCAACTAACCCAACATATACGTCATAAACTAAATATACTCCACTAGCTATCCCTAATACTCTAAGTCCAAGCGATCCTAAAATTCTTAAACCTCTTAGACCAAGTCTAATTGATCTGTAAGGAGTTGATCTTGGTACTCTCGATTCTGATAATGTTGATATTCTTTGTCTTACAACAGGTGTAGCAGGACCTGCAGCCGGAGGCGGTGGTGGTGCTACAAGATTTATTGGTCCTGGGGGTCTAGGTATAGCAGCTGGGGGTGGCACAGCAGTTACTGTTGGTGGGATTCTAGGTATTGGTGCAGAAGAAGATGATAGTGGTGGTAAACTACTAGTTCCTACATTAGGAGTTGGTATACCTCTCCCCGGTACTACGCTCACAGCGGAAGATGGCACAGCACTTACCGTTGGTGGGATTAATTGTTCAGCCCGGCGACTCACTAATCTTTGAAGTTGATCAACTTGTTGGGATGTTTGTCTTTGAATTACCCGAGCTCTTTCAACAGATCTTATATTTTCAAGTGCTTGCCTTTGTGTAGTTCCTAATCTTTCAAATTCAAGATTTTGTATAGCACGTAGTTCTTCAATTGTACTAGCCTGTGCAATTCTTTGACTAATACTGAGTGAATTAACCGGTCGTGGTATAGTAGTTGCTGTCCCAGGTGGTGCTGCTGGTCTTGCTGAAACTGGGGGTGTCGCCGGTCTCGGTGGTATATTTCCTGGTGTTGTTGGTCTTGCCGAGGATCCTCCTGCTTCCGGTGGAGCGCCTGGTCTTGTTCCTGGTTCTACCGCAGTTGGTGTTCTTCCTGCCTCTGGTGGTGCACCTGGTCTTGATCTAGGCGATGCAGGCCTTGCTGTCCCCGATGGTTCAGAAAGTACTGATGATCTTGTTCTTGGTTCTGTAAGCGCTGGTGTTCCTGTCGGTGCTGATGGAACACCTGGTCTTGATCCAGGTGGTGCAGGTCTTGCTGTTCCTGACGGTTCCGAAAGTACTGATGGTCTTGTTCTTGGTTCTGTAGGCGCTGGTGTTTCTACTGCTCCAGATGGCGCACCAGGTCTTGGTGGAGCGCCGGGTCTTGGTGGTGCTTCTGGTGTTGGCGGCGCACCGGGTCTTGATCCAGGTGCACCAGGTCTTGGTGGTGCTTCAGGTGTTGGTGGTGCACCTGGTCTTGATCCAGGCGGTGCAGGTCTTGGTGTTTCCACTGCTCCAGGTGCCGTGCCGGGTCTCGATCCAGGTGCACCAGGTCTTGGTGGTGCTTCTGGTGTTGGTGGTGCACTTGGTCTTGGTGGAGCACCCGGTCTTGGTGGTGCTTCTGGTGGTGCACCAGGTCTTGGTACATTAGTCGGTGGTCTTACAGTTGGGCCTGATCTCGATAGTTTTCTAATTGCATCCCATGTAGAATAACCAGTTGCACCTAATCCTGCTATAGTAAGTAAATCATCCAATACACTATTATTGTTTCTATTATTATTTGATGGACCATTACCAGTTCCACCACCTTGATTATTATTCGATGGATTATTATTTAATAATGATGGTCCAAGAAAAGTATTATTTGAATTTTTTACTTGCTGTAAAATTTGATTTAATATATCGTTTTGTCTATTCTGATTTTCTAATATTTGTCCATACAAATTATTTGTTATTTGTGCGGTAGGTGTCCCTGAAGTCAACGATTGATTTTCATTTGATCCACCACGATATACACCACCCAATAATCTCCCCAACTGTGGGAACATTTTATTGAATGCTTTACTACCTATTCTTAATACTTTTTTGCCACCCTCGCTTTTTGCATTTATACGTGC